GTGTTTTTTCTATTCAAGTAGCAAATAATCTGCAAAATGGTTATTTATCTTCTGCGGATTGGATAAACTTTGATGGCAAACAACCGGCAGGTAATTATATTACCGCATTAACCGGTGAGGCTACAGCATCAGGACCGGGTTCAGTTCCTATTACGCTAAACAATGCTTCAGTTATAGCTAAAGTTTTAACAGGATTAAATGTTACAGGTGGTTCTATATCTGCAACTGATAGCATATTAATAGCATTTGGTAAAGTTCAGAATCAAATAAATGGATTATTAGGAGGCGTTCAATACCAAGGCGTATGGAATGCTTTTACAAATAATCCTGTTTTAACAAGTAGTGTTGGAACACAAGGATACTACTACGTTGTAAATGTTGCAGGCTCAACTAACTTAAATGGAATTACTGATTGGCAGGTGGGTGATTGGGCTATTTTCAGTGGTGGTGTTTGGCAGAAAGTAGACAATACTGATGCTGTTAGTTCAGTAAACGGACAGGTAGGAGCAGTTAGTTTAACTACCGACAATATTCCGGAAGGAGTAACAAATCTTTACTTTTTAAATTCAAGAGCACGAACTGCTGTCAGTGCTACATCTCCTTTATTGTACGATAACTCAACCGGAGTATTTAGTATTCAAGTAGCTAATAGTAGCCAAAGTGGTTATTTAAGCAGTGCAGATTGGATAGCATTTGATGGTAAACAAAACCTTTTAGGTGGGACCGGATTAGTTAAATCTACCGCAGGAACAATATCATACATTACAGATAACTCAACAAATTGGAACACTGCATACAATGACAGTATTGTTAGTGCTGCAGTTACAGGTACCGGCACAAAAACATTGACATTAACCCAACAAGATGCAGGAACAATTACAGCGTCTTGGACTGACTTGGGTCTAACATCAGTAGCCCTATCAATGCCAAGTGCATTTAATGTTGCTAATAGTCCATTAACTGCAAATGGAACATTAGCTGTTACTGCAATAGGTCTTGCGTCTCAATATATTCGTGGAGATGGAACATTGGCTAACTTCCCAACTAATGGAGGTGGCGGTGGTTCTTCCGTATCATATTACTTGAATGGCTCTGTCAATCAGGGAACATTTGGTGGCAATACGTATTATGAGATGAGTAAAACTCCTATTTTTGGAGCAGGAACTGATTTTAATATTGCTGCTGATGGTTACATTGCTCAATTCTTAACGGATGCAAATGACCCTAATGCCTTATTAATTCCGGCAGGAAATTGGAATTTTGAAACTTATTTTAGTGCTTCTTCGGGTGGCGGTACTCCTACTTTTTATATTGAACTTTATAAATTTGATGGAGTTGTATTTACTTTAATTGCAAGCAATGCTACAAATCCTGAATTAATATCATTTGGCACAACCATTGCTCCTTACTTTTCAGCTTTAGCGGTTCCTGAAACTGTGTTGACAGCTACTGATAGATTAGCAATAAGAATTTATGTTAATCATTCAGGCAGGACAATTACGTTACATACAGAAAATAGTCATTTATGTCAAGTCATTACTACGTTCACCACAGGAATACAGGCATTAAACGGACTAACCAAACAAACACAATATTTTGCGGTTGGCACAAGTGGAACTGACTTTAACATTTCAAGTGTAATTGACACGCATACTTTTAATTTACCAACTGCGAGTGCAACTAATAGAGGTGCATTAAGTTCAGCGGATTGGATTATATTTAATGGTAAACAAAATGCTTTAACCAACCCTGTGACAGGAACAGGCACAACAAACACTCTTCCTAAGTTTACAGGTGCAAGTACAATAGGAGATAGTGCTATTACTGATGATGGAACTACTGTTACTTTAGTAAGCAGAGCCTTATCAGGAACAAGTGCTACCTTTAGTGGTGCATTAACTGCTGCTAATATTAATGTTACAGGCTCTGCAATTCCTGCAAACGGAATGTATTTAAGTACAGCCAATACGTTAAATTTTGCAACTAATAGTGGTAGTAGAATGTACATTGGTCCAACAGGCTCAGTGTTCATGACAAGCACGTTAAGTCTTGGAAATTTCTTAACGCTGACAACTGCCAATACATTCATTTATGGTGGTACAACATTAGGAAGTATTCAGTATGGAAATAGCACTTCATCAACGCATTTAAAAACGTATGGTGCAACTCATCTAACTCTTGCCAACGTAATTCAACTAACTAATAATAATGTTGTTTCATTGACATTATCAGCAACAGGAGCAGCAACATTCACAGGTGCATTATCAGGTACAAGTGCTAACTTCACAGGTCAGCTTACTTTAGGTTCAACTATAACTAACGGTACTCAAACCTATACGCTACCAAGTGCGACAGGCACATTAGCTTTGACATCTGATATTCCTGCTAATCCTGTTACAGGAACAGGTACTACTAACTTCTTACCTAAATTTACTGCTGCAAGTACAATAGGAGATAGTTTATTCTATGACAATGGAACATTAACTGCTGTTGGTAATAGAGTGTCTACAAATTCATTTGTTGGATTAGTTAGAAACTTTAACGTATTAGGAACTGATGCTGCTGTTAGGGTGGCAAGATACACAGATAACTATGCAACATTACACCCAACAGTAGAACTATTAAATTATTCTAATGATGGTGTTTATAGAAGATTTTATTGGGATAATTTTGTAGATGGTAATGATAGCTATGCTATTCGTCAAAGATTGACAGGTGGTGGTGCTACTACCAATGGAACTGTTATTGACCAAACAAGGTTAATGATATTTTCAGGTGGTAATGTTGGAATAGCTACAACCACAGATGCAGGATTTAAATTAGATGTTAATGGTACGGGAAGGTTTAGTGGTGCAACTAATGCTTTAACACTTAGGTCTACTTCTGCTACCACAATGTGGACAGAGTATTATTACAACACTTCTACATTGAGTGGTTATATAGGTAGTGGTAGTGGTATATTAAGTGGAGCAAATAATAGTGATTTTATCATTAGAAGTGAAGCAGATTTTGTTGTTGCAACGGGTGGTAATAATAGAAGACTTACCATATCATCCACAGGAGCAGCTACGTTTAGTTCAGGTGTAGGAATAAATGGAGCAACATTACAAACAGGATTAGGGGCAGGATTGACTATTGAGGGAGGAACTTATGCACCTTTATATCTTTCTAATTCAGGAACCTTAAGAGGTTTCTTAGCAGCCTATTCAGGTGGTATTTTATTAAGTGCATCAACAGGTATTTTATCTCTTAATAATGGTGGTGGTAGCGTACTAATAGGAACTACGACAGATGCAGGTTCAGTTTTTAAATTACAAGTTAAAACAACAGGTGGCTCAAATTATTTAAGGCTTCAAACAGATGTTGGTGCTTTTGATTGTGCAAGTCAATATACTGATGGAACAGATAGTGTTTTTGCAGGTATGATGAAAGGCACTACAGGACTTTCAGGAGCATATACAATCTATACAGGTGGTGCTTCAAGATTAACAGTTACATCAGCAGGTTACACTTGGGTAAATGGTGCAATTTCAGGATTTACAGGTTCGGGAGTTCAATTTCAAGTGAATGGTCAGTCAAGAATGGGAGGCACAATTATATTGCACAACACTTCTAATGCTAACCAAACAATTACTTTAAATTGTACTTCAGGTGAAGCATTAACTGCAGGAGGTAGTGTGACTGCAGCAGGATTTAATTCATATACAGGAACGGTATCTGCAGCCAATGTAACGTGGGTAACAATATATACTATTCCATCAACACAAGCTGCTGAGGGTGTTTATTATGCCTATGGACACTATAATGACGATTCGGGAGGTATGGCTTTCACACAAGTCTTAGCAGATAGAAGTAGTGTAAGAGCAATAAATGCTTCAAATGGAGCAACTGTATTAATACAGTTAAGTGGTAGAAATATACAAGTTCAACACAGTTACGGAGTGACAGTAGATATACAATATTCAATATTATGGCAAAAATTAAGATAAAAATAATATGAAAAACATTCAACCTATCTCTATATGGGATAATGGAACAAACGAAGAAGCAACAGTATTAAATGCTGATTGTAGTAATGACAATCTAAGCAATTCAGCAACCTTTTACTACACTCTCTTAAGTGAGAGTATGCAACAACTTGCTCAAGGTAATTTATATATGTCAGGAGATGATTATGATGCGTGGCAAACTAATGACTACGCTTATGATTGGGTAGCAGCACAGTTGAATCTAACTATTATCGGAGATTATGTTCCTCCTGTTGTTGAGCCAATAGTTGAAGTTTCAGAATAAATTATTACTTTTATATAAATCAAATTAAATCAAAATGAAATTTAATCAAATTAACACGTTAGTTGCTAACCTCAATTCCGTAATCGGTTCTCAAGAAAGCAAAACTCAAAAGAAGTTATTCCGCATCTACGAGAAAATCAAATCTCATCACGAAACATTTCAGTCAGAAATCGAAGGGTTAAGACTTGACAATGCACAGGTGGATGAAAAAGATTGTTTAATCCTTGATGAAAAAGGTGGATACAAGTTTAGTAAAGAGGGACTCAAAAAACTTACTAAGGACATTGCTGAATTAGGTGAGAAGGAATTTGACTTTACCCCTATTAGTATTGTTAACCCTCAAGGCTTAGAAAAATTTTATTTTCTTAAAGATTGGGTGACAGGCGTTAACTTCCTTAAAGAAGAGGAAGAAGAAGAATTGTAATGGACATTCGTAAAATATCAATAGGACCGGACTACAAGGGTGGTGCCATGCATTATCTTGTTGGTCAAAAAGTTCTTGGAGATACGAGTGAAATTCATCTTATAAAAATTGATGGAAAGAAAAATTCAATCAAGATTTACATTATAAACTTGAATAAGGAAGTGATACTTTGGAAAGAGTTCACTTCCACTATTCCAATTTCAATTGAATATAACATTAACTTCTAATGAGGTCGCCATTCTATTTCATAGCCAAACCGGTTAATGGAAAGCGATACGATAATACAAAAGAGATAGGTGGTGTTGACTTTATTGTCAGCACCTCTGAAGAAGACCACAGGTTTTCTAACCGATTTGCAGAAGTCGTTGAGTTGCCATTAGATTATTCCGGACCTATTCAAAAGTCAGATACTCTTCTTGTACACCATAATGTCTTTAAGTTTTATAATGACATGAAGGGCAGACAAAAGAGTGGTAAGTCTTTTTTTAAAGACGACCTATTTTTTATTGAGCCTGACCAATTCTTTATGTATAAGCACAACGCTACGTGGTATGCTTATGATAGATACTGTTTTGTTAAACCAATTGGCATTACAGAGAGTTATATCAAGAAGCCTTTCTCAGAGGAGCCGCTGATGGGCATAATGAAGTACCCTAACGAATACTTATTAAAGAAAGGTATAAACCCCGGTGATATGATTTGCTTCTCTCCTGACAGCGAATATGAGTTCACAGTGGATGATGAAAAGTTGTACAGAATGTATGACCATCAAATAACAATGAAATTATGAATATGATTACACTTGACAATATAATAAAAGACCCGGTTGCTTATGTTGATGACATACACAAGTATGGCTTTCAAGATATTGCAGATGGAGAGAACATATTTAAAAACATTCAGCCAAGAGATAATAACGATGAGTTTGCTCAGTACGTTTCTGAACTATTTGACCAATACAGTGTTTCATTTAACTTTGTAAGGAAGTCTCCATTAAATCAGAAAGAGCCAAATTTCATACATACTGATGAAATGATGGGTGATATTACTTGTATTTTATACTTAAATGAACAAGCACCTGACAATGATGGAACAACTATCTACGATGAAGATAAAAATCCTTTACTTACAATGTACTCTAAATTCAACCGCATGGTTGTATTTAACTCTGATGCCCCACATTCAAGGAATATTCTTGAGAACTTTGGCTCAGGTGAACAATCTCGATTGGTTCAGGTAATATTTTTAAAAGCTAAGTAATGAGAGACACTAAAGAGATAAAGTCAAGAATCATTGAAGCCGGGTACAAAGCGGTCAACCATCTTGTAAAAGTGGCTGAGGAAGATATTATTAATACCGAGTCAGATACTGACGTATCTGCTGATAAAATGAAGAACGCAGCAGCAGCTAAAAAGTTAGCTATCTTTGATGCGTTTGAAATACTAAGTAGAATAGAATTAGAACAAGAAAATCTTGACTCCGCAGAGCGTGGAGTAAGCAGAACAGATACAAAACAAGGATTTGCAGAACGAAGGTCAAAGCAATAGTCTTTGCCGTATAATAGAAAACTATATACCGGCAGGTGTCATCTCTAATAAAAACAGAGTGAAGTCTTGGCTCTATGGCTATAACGAGCAATACAATGTCATAGTAATTTCAAAGACAGGTCAGATTGGTCAAATTGTAGAAATAGAAGGACTGAAGATAGCATTGCCTGCCACTCCCGATAAGTGTCTCCAAAGACACGCATCAAAAGCTGAACAATATTGGGAACGCCAAGAACTCCCCCGTGATTTAGCAAGAATACAAACCATATTTCAATGGAACGAAAAATCAAAAGAATTTAAAAATCGTTGGGTAGACTACATCGAGAACGAGTTTGATTTTCGTGAGCAAGGTTTTTGGTTCATGAACAATGGTGTTAAGACCTACATAACCGGCTCTCATTATATGTACTTGCAGTGGTCAAGTATTGACGTTGGTTACCCTGACTATCGGGAAGCCAACCGCATTTATTGGATATTTTGGGAAGCCTGTCGTGCCGACCCAAGGTCATTTGGTATGATATACTTAAAGATTAGACGTTCGGGATTCTCATTTATGTCTTCATCTGAATGCGTCAATGTAGGTACGCTTGCACGGAATGCACGCATAGGTATATTGTCAAAGACGGGACCCGATGCTAAAAAGATGTTTACCGACAAGGTTGTTCCTATTAACAGCCGTCTTCCATTTTTCTTCAAGCCAATTATGGATGGTATGGACAAGCCTAAAACTGAATTAGCTTTTAGGATTCCGGCATCCAAGATTACCAAAAAGAATATGTATGACACTGACGATACAGAAGTAGAAGGTCTTGACACGTCAATAGATTGGAAAAATACAGACGATAACTCATATGATGGAGAAAAGCTATTATTCTTGGCTCATGACGAAAGTGGAAAATGGACAAAGCCGGTTAGTATCAAGGAGAATTGGCGTGTAACTAAGACTTGTCTTCGATTAGGTAGCAAGATTATTGGTAAGTGCATGATGGGTTCAACCTCAAATGCATTATCAAAAGGAGGGCAGAACTATAAAGATATGTTTGAGGATTCAAATTTATCAAAAAGAAATGCCAACGGACAGACTAAGAGTGGTCTATATTCCTTGTTTATTCCCATGGAGTGGAACATGGAAGGATTTATTGACAGGTATGGTCATCCTGTATTCAGAAAGCCTAAAGAACCTATTATTGGAGTTGATGGCAATTTGATTACAAATGGAGCAATAGACTATTGGGAGGCTGAAGTAGAGTCGTTAAAGAGTGATGCCGATGCGTTAAACGAATTTTATCGTCAGTTTCCAAGAACGCAGTCTCACGCTTTCAGGGATGAGAGTAAGCAGTCCTTGTTTAACTTGACCAAAATATATCAGCAGATTGACTATAATGACTCAATGATTAAGGAGCACTACCTTACTCGTGGCTCATTCTCATGGAAAGATGGCATTAAAGATACCCAAGTAATATGGACTCCTGACACACGAGGTAGATTCAACATTAGTTGGGCACCACCAAAACATATGCAGAACAATGTGCATATCCGCAATGGTGTTAAATACCCGGGTAATGAGCACCTTGGGTCGTTTGGTTGTGACTCCTATGACATATCAGCAGTAGTTGGTGGACGTGGTTCGAATGGTGCATTGCATGGTCAGACTAAATTCCACATGGACGATGCTCCTGTAAATGAGTTTTTCTTGGAGTATGTTGCTCGTCCGCAGACGGCAGAAATATTTTTTGAGGAAGTCCTTATGGCAATAGTATTTTACGGAATGCCTATCTTAGTAGAAAATAATAAGCCAAGACTTTTATACCATCTTAAAAATAGGGGTTACAGAGGATTTTCTATTAATAGACCTGACAAACAGATGTCTAAGCTAACAAAAACTGAACGAGAATTAGGTGGTATTCCAAACTCTTCGGAAGATGTTAGGCAGGCACACGCTTCAGCAATTGAGTCGTACATAGAGAAACACGTTGGATTAGATTTAGAGGCTAAGTATAGAG